CCCCAGCCGTTCTCAACGTGCTGTCCACTTCGGCCATCGCGCCCGATACATCCGGGAAACGATATGTTATGCCATCCGCCTTATTGGCCAGCAGAAAACGCTTCACATAGGTAGCCGCGTTCACCACGCCCCATACCCCCAATCATCAGTCAAAGGAATTAGCACATGTCTAACCTACCAGCAATTGAAGTCGCAAAACGGGCGACCCATGACACCCGTAACCGCGTGCTGCTGTCCAAGACCAAGATGACCAGCATCGCCGACGCCAGCAACCGCAACCGCATGACCATCGCCAAATGGCTCGACGGCGACGACATGAGCCTCGCCGCATTCGTGGCCGCACAACAGTTGTCGGGCGGAGACCCGGTCAAGACCTTGGCCGACGCGCTCGCCGACAAGGAGGCGGCGTGATGTCTGTCGAAGAGTATGGCCGTCATTTCAGCGGCTACCGGGAGCCGAAGAACGCCGAACCGTCGCGTGGTTTCACACGTCGCCTCATATTCTGGGCCCTCGTGTTCGCGGTGTGCGTCGGCTGGGTGATGACGCACACGGGTTGCGCGCATCCCATCGGCAACGGTTTGGCCGCGCTCATGGGCTTCGGGCTCGTTCCCCTGCGGCTCCTGTGCCTCGTTTTGAGCGAGGCGGGCGTCGAATAACAGTCTTGCCGGACGGCGTGGAAAACCGGCCGGCCAAGCGGAAGGAAAACCGGTAACCCACGTGATAACTGAAAAAACAACTGACAGATACGGTGTCAGTTTTCTTGAACCGGCGTCGGCCTGCTACCAGCGTTTACTATTCGGGCCGGCGTCACGGGCGGTGCAGGTTGCCCCCAGTCGAGATCGCGTAGGTCATGTGTGCGCGGCAAAGACCGGGACCACGGTTCGACTCCGTGGCCGTCCACGAACGCAAGTTCAAAAAAAGAAAGCCCCCGCTGGCACGGGGGCGAGAAGAAAAACTCTCAACAGAAAGGATAACCCCATGAGCGCGGAAACACCGAATCTCATGAGTGTGGCCCAGCTCGCCGAACACTACGGGCGGGCGAAGAAAACCATCCAGAACAAGCTCACCCGAGGCTGGGGGCCCGTGCCGGTATTGGACCCGGACACGGGACAGGTGCTCGGCTTCCGCGTCGAGGAGGTGAACCGTTTTGACCAGCGCAACCAACGAACCCACAAGCAATACCTGTATGACTGATCTGCCGAACGACATGTGGCTGGCGGTCGCCGGGAAGCTGCTCAAGAATCTGGACATCCTGACCGCCCACCCCACGCGCCAGAGCCTCGCGAGCCTCATTGGCCTGAGCATCCACGAGGCCGGGCTGCGGCTCGTCGGACTACGAGAGGATATGGATGACGGACACGGTGGAACTATGGAGCCCGATCACGGACGAGGGCATGAGCATGACGCCGGGCGAGCTCATCGACGAGTTCTACAAGCGGCTCGCCGATCTGAACACGGACATGCGTAACCCCCGCATCTATCTGGTGCCGAAGCCGGGTGTCATCACGGTCGACCGGCAGGCGCGCAGGGTCTCGGCGGTCGTGGAATACGCGAATAAGAAACATTTCAGGAGGAGCAGGTGATGGCCGGAGAGACGACGCTCACCATCGTGGGCAACCTGACTGCGGATCCGGAGATTCGCACGATAGGTAGCGGCGCGACGGTCGCGAATTTCACGGTGGCTTCCACGCCGCGCGCGTGGAACCGTCAGATGAACCAGTACGAGGACGGTCAGGCTTTGTTCATGCGCTGCAGTGCCTGGCGTGACATGGCCGACCATATCGCGCAGTCGTTGAAGAAGGGCACGCGCGTGATCGTGATGGGCCGTCTGCAGCAACGTTCCTATCAGGCGCAGGACGGGTCGAACCGCACGATCGTGGAATTGCAGGTCGACGAGATAGGTCCGAGCCTGCGGTATGCGGTCGCGGCCGTGGCCAGGCAATCCAAGTCCAACGGCGTCCGGCAGGGCCAGTCGTATTCGGGTGGATCCACTTACGGCAATCCGCAACAGTCGGGCTGGCAGCAGGCCGCGCCGCAACCACCCGCCACCGACCCATTCAACCAGCAACAGCAGTCGCAGGAACCGGACCCGTGGGCCTCGCGGCAACCGGCGCCACCGTCCGACGGTTTCGACGCGGACCCCGAATTCTAGGCAAGGAGAAATATCATGGCCATCACCATCGTGGACATTCCGGTATCGCAATTGATGCCGAACCCTCATAACCCGCGCAGGGACGTGGGCGACGTGACGGAGCTGGCGGACAGCATCAGGGCGCAGGGCATCAAACAGGAGCTGCTGGTCACCCCGGCCGGCGACAGGGACGGCGTGCCGCAGTATCGCGTGGTCATCGGGCATCGCAGGCTCGCGGCCGCCAGGCTCGCCGGCCGGGACATGGTGCCGTGCCGTATCGAGGAGCTTACGCCGCGCGAGGAACGCGAGCTGATGCTTGTGGAGAACACGCAGCGTGTGGACCTGACCCCGTTGGAGGAGGCTGACGGCTATCAGGGGCTTTTGGACTTGGGCGTGAAGGTCAAGGAGATGGCCGTACGCACCGGGCGCAGCATGAGACTGGTGCGCGGCCGGCTGAAGATCGCCTCCATCCCCCGATCGGTGCGCGAGGCGTCGCCCTCGTTCGCACAACTGTCGTTGAGGGAGTTGGAGGACATCGCGGAGTTCGACGGCGACGAAAAGGCGCAGGCGCGGCTCGCAAGCAAGGCCGGCTGTAATGATTTCGAATGGCAGCTCAACCGGCTGCGCCGT